ACTGACCTTTCCATCATTTTTCTCCTAAATAATACCAAACCTTAAACTTCACCATACCATCCACTTAATATCGTTTGCTTCTATCCCATTATACGACATCGCCGTCGTTATTTCCCCCCAATTTCCAATATGCGCCGCGATAATCCCACTCGGCGTCATCCAGGAACAGATAATGGTCCATCACCCATTTGAATTGCTCTGGGCGCTCGTCCCGCAGCCGTTCCGAGAACGGGATGGCCCCGCGGTGGGCCGAGATTCGGCGGTCGAACTTGTGGCACCGGGGACAGAGGGTAACCCCGTTCTCAAGACGATGACGCAAGTGCTTCACCGACCGGTCAATCAGGTGGTGTGTCTGGACGTTCTTCGACTCCCCGCATATAACGCACTTCCCCCCGTCCCTTTCCCGTACCCTCTCCGACCACAGCCTGTCGGCCTTCCTGCGCCAGTACACGCTATTGGGATCGTCCTTGTGCTTTTGGAGCTTGCTTTTTTTCTTGTGTTTCCGCCTCATTCAGCTTCTCCCAGCGTCCGTTCCGCCATACCCACCTGTTCGTCCCTATCGTTAGCACGAGGAACACGATCCCGCTCGCGTCGATCGCGTCGCTTGCGGGCTGTTGGCTGATGTAGCAGCCTCCATACTCTGACGACTTCATCCTTCACTTCGCTTTCTCTGTTTTCGTCCTCTATCGCCCTTACCAATCTGTCGGCCCCCTGCTCCTTGATGTCGTCCCACACCCACCAGCTACCCTTCTGTTGCAGCCGTGTCATCGGTGTCGTCATCCCGGAATTGTCCCTCAGCCATTCCAGGTTGCTCGTCAGGTCGTCGATCCCGTAATCGAACAGCAGGTTGAAGAATCCCTTGCGGAACGGGGGGGCGATCTTGTTTTTCTCGATGGTGAAATTGACCTTGATCCCAATCGTTACGTCGTGCTTGTTCTTTATCGTGCCGGCGAGCTTCAATAGTATCCTCGTGCTCGCGTAGAACCTCATCGCCTTGCCGCCGCTGACGGTGTGCTTCGGGCCGAAGGCGAGACCGATGTTGTCGCGGGTCTGGTCGATGGCCACCACGGTCAGGTCGTTCTGGGCTATCCCATACAGGTACTTGCGGAAGGCCGCGGAGAACTGCTTGGCGCGGCTCGTCCCGTATGTGCCGTCGCCCATGCTGGCCTTCTGCTCCGCCATCGACGGCAGGGCCGAGAACGTGTCCACCCCCATGGCCACCGGCGATTTCAATCTTCCTTCGCCTACCAGTTTCAATACGGTCCCGATCTCCCCCTCGAACAACTGCTCGATGGAGGACGGTATGCGATAGGTGAATTGCTCGTCGATCCCGACCACCTTCTCCAGCGGATCGTCGGAGTCCGTTACGATGTGCTCCACCCCCCATCGCCCGACATGCAGCCCGAAGTATTCCTCCGCCCTGGTCAGGTCCAGCGTCCCCTCCGCGTCCTCGTATATCGCGTGCCCGCCGAGCCTCTGCGCCGACCCCAATATCTCCTGGCAGAGCACGCTCTTCGCGGTGCTGCTGTCCCCGTAGATATGGGTGATCCTTCCGCTCCCGATCCCGCCGGGATGTCTGTCCGAAATCGCGAGGTCCAGCAGGGTGCTGCCGGTGGACAGATAGTGCCTGCACGGGGGGAGTCCCTCGCGTTGTAGATTCTCGGATGTGGACTCGGACATGGATTCAGGCTGTCTGTTTCGTCTGTTCCGTCTGTTCCGTTTGGCGTCTGATTCTTTGCTCATCCGTCTTTTCCGTCAGGCCCCCTTTCGATTTATTGGTCGCGGAGGCCATCTCCCGTATCTCCACCTCGCCGAAATAGTTCTGGCCGTGCAGCTTCACCTCGTTGGCTATCATGCTGCGGCGGTGCTCGTATGCGTTGGCCGTGCTCGCCGCCTTGTCGGCATCCTCGTCCGCGTCCACCGATTCCCTGGACACCCTCTGGACCTCCGGGTGCAGGACGGTGGCTGCATGTATCCCGGCCTCCGTGACCTTCTCCAGGCCGAAATGCGACGGGGCCGACCGTATCTCCATTTCCGCCTTCGCCCTTACTTCCTCCAACTCCAGCCTTTTCCGCTTCGCCGCCGCCTTCAGGTCGGCGGCCAGCTCCCCGGCACGCTCCGCCAGCAACGGCTGCTCCTGGGCGTCCTTGTGGAGCGCTTGTATGCGCACGACCAAACGCCTCTGCAAATCTGCCAGTGTTCTCCTTTGCTCGTCGTTCATCGTGTCCTATAGCTCCTCATTCTTGGCATTCTTGGCGTCTTTTCTTGCGTTCTTGCGTTCCCGCACTCTCCGGCGTATCTCTCTGACCTCGTCCGAAATATCGTCATCCTCTCGATCCTCTTGATCCTCCTGGTCATCCTCATAGGGGTTCGGTTCCGAATCCCCCTCTGGCACGGGCGGCTCGTCTTCCGCCTTCGGCTCCGCTGGCCTTCTCCGCCTGCGCCGCGGGGCCTCCTGGGCATCCTCGTCCTTTTTGTCCCTTTCGTCCTTTTCGTCACCGTCCTTTGCTGTGGCGCCCCTTCTCCTGTACACCCTTTCGAGGTCGTCCCTTATCCCATCGCCGGAATAGGATTCCCTATCCCCGTCGTCTATATCGCCTATGTCGTCCACATCATCCGCATCGTCCGCATCATCCACGGCCCCCATCGCCTCGGCGATCTCCTCGTAGCTATGGAACTTCAGTATGCGGAAGACGCTCGGCCTGTCCTCCAGCCAGTCGCTGATGTCCCACCCGCGGGGCTTCGTCCTGAACGACAGGTAGTCCGTCTCGTGCCACTCCTTCCCCTTGCGCTTGAACATGAACACGTGCCCCTTCTTCGGGTCCACCAAGTCCACGTATTCGGGATTCCCGTCCTCGTCCTCGACGTCGTAGTCCCACGAGAGGTCGATGATCCCATCCTCGTACACCTTGTTAGGGGCCAGATAGAACTTGACCCCCTCCTCCTCCGCATCCTTGTCTATCGCGTCAACCACCCACAGGAACCACCGCTTCGGCTTGGGGTCGGTGAAGCCGCCGGAAAACGGATGGTACGCCCTGACCTTCTCGTACGCCTTCTTCCTGTCGTCCTCGGCCATGTCGTCCTTGTGCTTCTTGTAGTGGTCCAATACCTTGGCGTGTTCCTCACATATCGGGCACCGGCCATCCGCTATCTCGTCAGGAATGGCGGACCCCACCTTGAGCAGGCTTTCCTTCATGTACTTGGGGCACAGGAAGGACCGATTCTCCGCCCCCACGCCATAGTGTATGTATAGGCGCAGGCCGATCACGTCCGGATCGTCCGGATGGAACGGGAGGAGGTGAATCTTGTGCAGCTTTTCCCTCCCGTCCTTCTCCGCCGATGTACGGTACTCGGAGATTCCGAGCTTCTCCAACTCCTCCTCTGGTACTATGTAGCTGGGACCTTGATTGAAGGACCCGCGGTCCCGGTCCTCGCGATCCCTGCGGGCAGCCTCTCGCCGCCTGTCTCTCCTGGATTCTTTGCTCATCTTCTTTTCCTTTCAATCTGCCTTATTATACGTCTTTGATCGCCTTTGGTCCGATTAATCTTCGTTTTTCACCTATATTTGTTTTTTTGGCGGAAGGTCTACCAGCTTATTTCGTATCAGGGTATCCGCCAGATTCAAAGCTATCGCTTCGCAAACGTCCTCTGTATTTTTTGTTGGGATTTTTGTTTTTATCAACGGATTGTATTCGATAATCCCATGCATAGTTTCATGCAACAAGGTTTGCAATATGTCCGCCGGGGAGCGTTCTCCATCTTGATTTCCGTCGCGGTCGTCTTTCCTCAAAATTCGAATGGTCCTTCTTCTGAAGTCAATCTGGCCCCACAGCCCTCTATCACGATTTATATCGACATCCGCTATATCATTGCAGTATGTAACAGCATGTTCTATGCCCATGATATTGATTTTCTTTGGCCAACTTCTCATTTTCTCACCCTATCATATAATTAAGTTTAACTAACCTTATTCGCCTGATACAGTTTTGCCAGCAACGCCGGTTCGCCATCGTCGTATGTGTGACCGACCATTTCCTCGATCATCGCCGCAAACTTTCCGGCCTCCCCCGGCTTTCCCTTCAGGAGGCACGATCGCAGATATCCCAGCACCGCACGGCGGACATTTTCGGGGTCCGGGCTCTCCAAACGCTTATACGTGTTTATGACGTCCCTCCACGTCCCCCCGACCACGGCGCGGCAAAGGTCGATCGTCCCCTTCTCAAACGACGTATGAGATTGGACGGCCCTTATCGCCATCTCCTTCTCCAATCCCTTCTGCTTCTCCAACATCACGAGGGCCTCCCGCGGGCACCCGTTGGCATTGTCGATGATCTCGTTCAGGACGTCGTCGCCGGGGTCCGGTATCCCGGATTTCTTGATGGCCTTGTCCAACAGAGTCATCATGTCGTCGCCGTTGATCTTATCGACATTCAGCTTCATCGCCCTGGTCAGTATGGTTGGCAGCAGCTTTTTTGGTTCGGTGGAGCAAAGGAAGTAATACGAGTATTCCGGGATGTCCTCCAGCACCTTCAGGAGGGCATTCTGGGCGTCTCGGGTCAGGGCGTGTGCCTCATCGAGAATGACCACCCGGCACCCCCCACCCAGGGGGGAGGACTGGGCATACTTCTCCAACTCACGCGCCATGTCGATCCCCCGCTGGGACGCGGCGTTGATTTCCACTAGGTTGAACGGCAGGCATCCGTACTCGGCGGCTAGTATCCTCGCCATCGTCGTCTTGCCACACCCGGACGGTCCCTGGAACAGCATGCAGTGGGAGCGATCCCCGCTCTTGATCGACTGCTTCAGGGCGGCCACCGTAGCGGCGTTCCCTACGACCTCGTCTAGTGTCGTCGGCCTGATTTCCTGGAAAAGCATTTGTGTTCTCCTATCATATTATACATTTCTATTTCTCTAATCTCTCATCCCTCTGGCGATCCCGTCCGGCCAGTCCCAATCCCCGACATTTGGCAAGATTTGACAAGATTTCATATTTCTTCCATCTCAAGCAGGTTCTTTCCGATCTTGAACTCGGCCCCCCACGGGACGACGTTGTCCCAT